ATTTATCACACTTAAAATTTCCATCCTTGTTCTTACAAGGCCGAGGTTTAAGTCGACCCACCAGGCTGCAAGGAGGGCTCAAATTGTATTCTTCCTAAGAATGCAATACCTAAGTTACAAACAAAGCTAGGTTATATTTTTGACTTTTCCTAACTTTTGCATTTGGATACCGATATCTCGGGCCAAATGCCCAGACTCTTTAAGAAGAGCTGGATTATCTTTTACCATCTTTTGGAAGGTATGGATAATTGATGTTAGTAACATCCATAAATGTTGGGATTTATCGGTTGCAAATCTTTTAGGAATATTAATCTCCACTCTATCCAGAGAGGGATCAATATCCAATAGCTCCGCAAGGAGCTCTAAAAGATGTAGCGCCTCTTTAAATCCGGAAACGATATCTAGCAGACTTGGGTTAAACGCCTTAAGTGCCTGTCTTAATTCTTTTATAAGTTCGGTTTTACCCGAAACTTTCCCTTGGAGAATCCAAGTGACCAGTTCTTCTAGGGGATCTCGCACAGAGTGCACAAGATCCCGGAATCCCATCAGAGTTTCTGGTGGAACATCAATGGAAATGTTCGCTGTCCCAGCTTGTTCAGCTAGGGAGTGTTCAACCGTACCTAGGATTTTCTCTTTCCCTGTCCACACAACGGATCGTTGTGGGTTAGAGATAGAGGCTGTCCCTGTGGCCTCTTGGATCAAGTAGGCCTCTAAGGTTCGATTGACGAACACTTTATTGAATCCATCCATCTCTTTCCCTACCAAGGTAGGTACTGAAGATCTAGATTTCAGCACTCTGTTAAGGGCTGAAATAACGAACTGTTTAATTGTAAGAAGTAAGACAAAGAGGAAGTATGCTCGTTGTTCTTTACTTAATCGAGGATTACCTCGACCAAGTAATGCCCCCAATTGATCTAATTGATCCGTACCGTTATCATTTAAGATAGCCGGTAACATGAAGGCGAATAGCAATGCTCTCACTCGGGCATTTAATTGCCCGATGTGTTTTCCTATACCGGATCGGACTTTCCAACCATGGCCTAAGGTAAGTAATAACTTATCAAAGGTTAGATTGTACTTATTCGCGAAACCAACGGCTTCGGGGAGTGTCAAATTAGCTGAGCAAAACTCTTTTAGAGGAATAGGACTTATGTCTCTACCATTTACAATGGTTCTTTTACAGAATTCCAAACCTTTCCCTGATGGAGAAAGGATAGATTTTGCTTGGTTAATAGGCATTCCCAAGGCGGCTAGGATTTTGAGATAGCTATCTTTTACCAACGCGTCGAAGATAACTAGATCATCTCCTACGATCGCATACCCGTTGAACCAAGTTCCGAACGGAACTACGCCTGCGTGCCAGGCTGCTGCCTGCACTAGGAAGTGATGAGTCAGGGCCAATGAGGCCCATGAACTGAGAGCACCCATAGGTTGCCCAGTTGCATATCTTACCATTTGGTTAATGGCATATTTTGAACTGGACGCTAGGTAATCTCGATTCACCAGCATGTAGGACCATAATTCTCCTACAACACCAATTTTGTCTCGCATAAGCGATTGCAATAATTCGGCTTGAAGGAAAAGAGGGAGTCTATCGGTAGCGGCGGTAAGATCCAGTGACCATAGGGAATCAAATCCCCATCGTATGAATCTTAAAGGCCCGAGCTGATTATGAGTTCCATCTTGTGGAACCCGCTCGAGTAACTTAAACATGGCATCATGTAAGGGGCGTAACGCCCATTGATCCCATGCCGTCACCATAGCGAAGACTCGCACTTTTCCTGCTGGTTCATCTTTAAAACCTAGTTTCCCGATTAACGTCGGCTTTAATGACGTTAAGCCTAGTGGAGGTTTGAACAGCGCTAGCCGTCGAAAGATGTCTAATAATCGTTCGATTTGAACCCAATGGGCTCGACCGAACATTTTAAACGCTCGTTCAACTGTATCCGCCATTCCGGAATTATATAACGCTTGAGCTGTAGCGAATAGTACAAACGGTTTCGTTGAAGCCGCTTGCTCTTTTGCACCCTCAACTGCAACAGTTTGAGGCGAAGACTTAGCTATAGAAAATGGCTCAGCAGTACTGCTGAATACCAGAGTTCTAAGATCTAAGCCGGTCAAGGTTCTCAAAGCATTGCAAAATGCTTCGATAGTACTTGAGGAAGTTACAAAGTCAAA